TTTTTACCTTTTGGAGTTCTGAACTGCCAGAAGTATTTTCTACCGATGTATTTTCTATTGTTTTGTAAATTTGTAATGAGATAGACAAAACCGAAGTTATCGTTAATACTCTCAGATAAAAAAGGGGTTCCCTCAAAATACCAGGGATTTTCATAATTGCAACTCATTGTCGGAGAACTTCAGGATAAAAGAATTCATAAAACCATTTATATTCTTCAACAATCCAATCAGCATATCTTTTTGGAACATGAGTTAGAGTTTCTGGTAATTTAGTTTCTAATTTTGAACGTATTTGATGATTGCCATAAGGCATATACATGTTGTCATAATGAGGCTCTACCTTTTCAATATGATTGAAATCATGTTCATATCTTGGAAGTTCAAAAAAATCATAAATTCTATTCATCGAATTTTGAGGATTTAAAATCAACTCTTCATTTCTAAAAATTAGAATTTGTTCCCTATAACTTGGTCCAATATCAATCAATTCTTTTAATGCAACTAGAGATTGTTTTAAACATTTAACATTTAAACAATCCTTTATTCTTTGAATCATAAAATCTTCATTCAAATTTTGATAATAATTTTGAAAATTAATATTAAAAGTATTAGATTGTGCTTTCAACATTGAATTAATGACAAATCTCAGATCTCGAATATTTAAAATCATTTTTATATTCGGAAAAACTTGAAACATGAATTGATGTTGATGTATCCAAGCTCTATTTTTATCGATTGAAAAATTTGTTGGGCAATTATTATTTAACCAGGCCTCTGCTCCTGATCTACAAAAATTTATAATCGATTCCTGAAAAACTTTATGTGGTAACTGGGAATTTTTTATTTTTTCGGAAGACCAAGCTTTGATTGAAACTAACAAAACAGGGAGATCCGAATCTGGAAAGGCAGTAAAAGAAGTATTTTGATTCAAAATACTCATCAATAAGGTAGATCCAGATCTAGGAAGACTAGTTAAAGGAATAATTCTTTTATCAATAACGATACTCATCAATAATATTAATAACTTCGTCGAGATATTTATGCGCTAAACCCTTCATGTCCATGTCGTGTCTTATGTGATCAACATGAAGTTGATTTTTTAATTTTAACACACGAGTTTTTATTTCTTCTTTAGAAATTTGATTCTTAGGCATAAAAAAAGAGGAGACTAATGCTCCTCTATGTATGCTTATAGATTATTTTATTACAATTTGAAACCACTGAAGGCATCTTTCTTCATATCTTGTTTGATGCCACCAACCACATATGATTCGACTTCCGTTTCCTGGGGAGCTACCTGAAGTCCTTTAGAAGAAATCCAGTGCTGAGTCCAAGGAAGTGGATTATTGTTTGCAGAAATATCATATCGTGGTTTTAAACCTATTGCTTTGAGTCTACGATTTGCAATCCACTCTACATATTGCTGAAGAAGTTTGTCGTTTAAACCAATCATGCTGCCATCTTTGAACAGATAATCTGCCCATCTTTTTTCTTCATTTACAGCACGGTCAAACATTGCATAAACCCATTCTTCCTCTTCTTTTGCAATTTGTTTCATCTCGGGATCATCACCATCACGCCACTTATTCATAATGTTCTGGGTGATTGCTAGATGTTGGTTTTCGTCTCTTGCGATAAGAGAGATGATTTTAGCTGATCCTTCCATAAGCTTAAGTTCACCAAAGGCGAAACTACAAGCAAAACTAACGTAGAACCGAATACCTTCAAGAATGTTAACGTTTGCGACTGCTCTGTACAGTTTTCGTTTAACATCGTTGAGCGTTTCCTTGGCGTATGGAACTCCTTCAATGTTATGCATCCAGGTGTTGGATACACCATAATTTTGGGCTGCGTTTATGAAATCATCATATGATTCTGTGACGCTCGCTGATCGTTCAAGAATACGTTCATCCTTAATGATTGTATCAAATACTTCAGATGGGTCTGGGTAGATATTTTTAATGATGTAGGTATAGGAACGACTATGGATCATCTCCATAAATCCCCACACTTCCATACAAGCCTCCAGTTCTGGAAGCGAGCAGTAAGGAATGAATGCCATACCAGGACCACGACCCTGAACGGAATCAAGCATGATTTGATACTTCAGATTTGAAGTATAGATATGCTTTTGTTCTGGACGAAGTGTTTGGTAGTCTGCACGATCTTTCTGAAGAGAAACCTCCTCAGGTCTCCAGAAGTATCCTAATTGTTGAGTTGTAAGTTTATCGAATACTGGATATTTGTATGAATCATATCTTTGAATACCAAGTGGTTTTCCAAAGAACATTGATTGTTTTTTCGAATCAAAGTGATCAGTATTGAATACTGTCATTCCTTTGACTTTCATTTGTTTCTCTTGGTTAGAAGTAACTTTAAACTGCACAGGACTCACACTCTCCTTCTTCAACGGTACTTAACTCATTAATTAGATTTTCAAGATTGGATTTCTTGTCTTCGATTACCTCATCAGTTTTGATGTCATAAGTGTTTTGGTAATAAGAAGTTTTCCACCCGTACTTGTATGTAGTCAAAAAGTCATTTGCCATGACCGACACTGGAACTTCATTGTCAGGATAGTTCTCTGGATTGTAACTCCAGTTACCAGAAATAGCCTGATCAAAAAACTTCTGCATCATAGCAACAATCTTGATGTAACCTTCGTTACTCTTCATGTCCCACAAAAGTGTATAGTTGTTCTTCAGTGTAGCATACTGCGGAACAATCTGCTTAAGGGGCCCTTTCTTCGATTTCTTAATGGACATGTATCCACGGGGAGGTTCGATTCCGTTAGTTGCGTTTGACACAACGGAACTGCTCTCCGATGGCATCTGTGCGGACAGAGTGCTGTGTCGGAGTCCATGTTCCAGGACTGATGCTCTAAGACCTTCCCAATCATGTTGATACTTAGGGGCAACGATTTCGTCTACTTCTTTTTTGTAAGTGTCAATGGGGAGTATTCCATCTGCATACTTGGTGCGACCAAAGTTTTCGCAATAGCCTTTCTCCTTGGCGAGTTGATTTGAGGACTTCAGAAGGAAGTATTGGAAGGATTCTGAAAGACCATGAACTGCCTCCCACGACTCTGGAGACTCGTATTTAAATCCCAACTTGGCAAGATAGTGTGCGAGACCGATAAAACCGATTCCAAGCGATCTCCGTGCCTTTGTGGCTAATTCTGCGGACACTACTGGATAGTTCTGATAATCGATCAATTCATCCAGAGAGCGAACAGAAAGATCACATAACTCTTCCAGTTCATCATCAGACTTTACCTTACCCACATTGATTGCCGACAAAATGCACAATGCAATCTCGCCATTTTTGTCATCGATATGCTCAATAGGATATGTTGGCAGAGTGATTTCTTGGCACAGATTACTCATCTCAATCTTATCCTTGAAGGAAGAATGAGAATTGCAATGGTCAAGGTTCATCAAATAGATACGACCCGTTTCAGCACGTTCTTTGAGGAGATCAAGAATGAGTTCTTGTGCCTTAACAGTCTTTTTTGGAATGGACGAATCGTTTTCATATTGTACATAGAGATCATCAAACTGAGGGAGTCCAAAGCTAGAATAAAGTCCAGGTACGTTATGGGGGGAGAAAAGCGTAATTTCTGCGTCTTGAATAAACCGCTCATAGAATAACTTACTAATTTGAATCGAGTAGTCAAGTTTACGGACACGATTGTCTTCCGTACCCTTGTTATTTTTAAGGACAAGAATGTCTTCTATTTCTTGGTGCCAGATCGGGAAGTGGACTGTTGCGCTTCCACCTCTGATGCCATTCTGTGTACAGCATCTGACAGTTGCCTCAAACTTCTTGAGAAACGGTACAACACCTGTGTGTGATACTTCTCCCCCTCTGATTTTACTGTTGATGCCACGGATTCGACCAGCGTTGATGCCGATCCCCGCCCTCTGTGCAACGTATCTGCCAATAGCCATATCGCTGCTAAAGATACTATCGAGGGTGTCATCAACATCAACAAGAACACAGCTAGCGAATTGTCTAAGTGGCGTCCTAACGCCTGCCATAATGGGGGTAGGGATGTTGATTTTGTGTTTGCTGATTGCGTCATAATACCTCTTAACGTATGACATTCTTGTATTTTTTGGATATTCAGCAAAGATTGTTAAAGCAATCATCATGTACATGAACTGCGGAGTCTCATATACTCCACCTGAACTACGATCCTGAACCAGATACTTATCAACAACCTGGCGAAGTCCAGCGTAAGTAAACAAATAATCTCGATCATGATCAATGAAAGAATCTGCACGAGTAATTTCTTCTTGGGAATACTTTGTATAGATGTCATGATCATAAACTTCAGCACATACACAATCAACAATATGTTGTTCCAAAGTAGGAAGTTCTTTCATCTTCCCATAGAGTTGTTTACGAACTGCAAACAGAAGCAGACGAGCTGCAACAAATTGATAGTTAGGATGATCGAGGTCAATCAGGTCAGAAGCAGAACGAATTAGAATCTCTTGGATCTCTGCGGTGGTGATACCATCGTAAAACTGAATACCAGATGTCATTTCAACTTGACTCGCAGAGACGCCTGCAAGACCCTTACATGCCTCTTCAACCATCAAATGCATCTTCTCCAGGTCAAGAGACTCAATTCTCCCATCACGCTTTTTAACTTTGGTGCCGTTGCTCATATTTTCTTCCAGGTGGTAAATTTAAGTTTTGCTTCTAAACCAGAATATGTATTTGATTTTATCACAGACTGAACATCAAGTCCAGCGAGAACCATATCGTTGATGTCCTTTTCCTTTATACCAAGTGGCCAAATGACGATTCTTTCTCCTGCATCGATTGTTCGGGATATACGGGATACAATTTCTGTATTTCGTGGTTCGTTGTCATAGATCCACACAGGATTGCTAATCCCCCACTTACTAAGATCACCGTCAGCTCCACAAAGAGCAATCGAGTTTGAAACGAAAGTTGAGTCAAATGGTCCTTCTGTAACATAAACAGTGTTCTCTTTTTTGATATCGTCAAGTCCATAAATCTTTGGTGCATCATCAAAAAGCATGACAGTGATGTATTTATTTGGTGATGGACCCAGTGCTCTACCCTGAAATCCGATCAGATCTTTTTGATAATAAAGTGGAATTATGATGCGAGACTCTTCGTAATCTGTAGTTGTAAATGTCTGTTTAAGTGAGTTAGAAAACTGCTTAAACTTTTCTGCATAATAAAACTTCTTTGGATCTAGTTTACGTTTTTCAAGATAGGTTCTACCACGCTCCACTTCAGAACATAAAGGGAGAACAATCTTGGTTTTAAATACAGGTTTCTCAAAAACGAACTCGGGTTCATCTGTAATGAAGTTTCTTCCAGTATGGCCTTCCTTGAACTTTTCCATCGTGTATTGCTTGTAAAGCGTTGCGTCAAGTTCTTTGAGAAAGTTATTAAAGGACATACTTGCACCACAGTTGTGGCACTTGAAGTTTGTATTGTTCTTGACTTGATACAGATATCCTCTGGATTTACTCCGATTCTTCTTTGAGTCTCCACAGATCGGACATCTAAAATTATAAAGATTATTTTTTACTCTTTTAAAATTCGACAGTCTTGCAGAAATCAAATTGATGTATTTAACATCAACATAATCCATAATCAAACTCTATAATCTCGCTGCTCCATTATAAAACTTTGATTGCTTGGTGTCAAGATCTTGATGACATTAGTATTCATCAGGAATGTTAAACAAGCGATTGCGCCGATGGCCATCCACACACGCTTCTCTATCATCGATACTCTTGACACAATGATGTTATAATCCCCGTCAACCTTATCACGGAGTTTGTCAATTTTTGCAAAGAGTATAGAGTCGGTTTCTTCTTGCTTAGTGATTCGTTCTTCATGTACTGCGAGCATCTTACTCACATTACTATTTACTTCACTAAGTTTTTCAATAGCACTATCAATCTTGATAATGATATCTTTTAAATCTTCTAGTTTTTGTTCTAGAACTGCAACCCTAATTTCTTCAGCCATGGTGAGAATTTTTTACTCCTAGATCTCAACGAGTGGCATATTATTGATCGTTTTTATTTATCTTTTTGCCACCTTTTACGAGACCCTGGTGGCAACTTTATCTGTGGTCCTTTTCTTTTTTTTAATCCCATCACTGGATCAAAACCCGCAGTAGGTCCTTTTGGATCTGAAGAACCAGTAAATCCACCAGTTCCTGCAACCATTTGCTCTCGGATCATTTGAATGAATCTATCAATCTTGGCCATTTCTGCAAAGGTTTTGAAGTTGTGACAAACAAGTTATATCAACAGGAACATCATGAATATAACATCTTGGACTCTCAGGTAGTTTATTTAAAAATATAATAAACGTTTTTATCGTTGACCAAAGATCCTTTTCGATCTTATAAAACAACATTGGTGTAGCAGCATCACCAAAAATATTATAAAGAATGATGAAATGATTTAAAATCAAATGCGTTTTTAGTTCTCCAGCATTTTTATATTTCTTGAGTAGTCTCTTGATATATTTAAAATGCTGGAGATCTTTATCAAAATCTTCTTTGGTTACTGCCTGAGGATTCTCATAATGTTTTATAGCAAATAAAAGAAAATTCTCTTCGGTCAACTCATTAAAAATCATAGATTATCAAGCAACCGTTGGATCTTGATCATAGATTGGAAGATTACCAGTTGTGATGCCAGACATTGCAACCAAAGTTTCTGTCTTGACTCTCAGATTACCATGAGTATCAACGTAGGTTGTAACACCAACCCAACCTTCGTGAGTTAACTGATAGGAAGTTCCTTGAGCTGCTGCGATACCACCTTCAGCAACGCCATAGATGTGTGGGGCATATCCGCTATTTGTTTCACTCAAATGACTGTCACCAACAGTGTACTTAGGAAGTTCACTGATTTGGAAGTCTGTGCTAGCAACTGCAACTCCACTTAAACCTGCAGTGGATGCAATCGAAAGTTGAGTAGTGCTTGCAATACCAACGATTACTGCATTACCAATTTCTCCTTTTGGACCGAAGCGAATTACATCACCCGCTGCAGCGGCTCCTGTTTGACCAAAAGTTGTACCACTACCAGTTACAACAAGGGTTGAATAATCCAGAGTTACGGTTCCACCT